TCGCAGCCTGATACCTGTCAGCACAATTATCATGGAAGTATATCATTGCAAGATCACAATTATCAAAATTACCAATGTACTCCATATCAGTATAATCACCACTTAAACTTGCTGCTAATATAAATAATCCTTCACCTATCATTTTGCTAGTACTCCTTCTTCTTTTAATTTATGTATCTCTTTTAATAATTCTATATAGTGTATACATTTATCTAAATCTTCTACGCCATTCTTAGTTCTCCAACGGAGAATATACTTAATAATATTACCTTCAATGTAAGGAATATTATTCTTTGTTATAAACTCTATAGGTTGTATCTCATATTGTTTATAATGATTACCACCTACTTGTTTATCTGATGCTTTTACTTCTTCTAAATGTTCTCTAGCTATGTTACCGTGTATTAAAGATGCTCTACTCATATTAATATTATAGCATATATTGTTACAAAAGTCAATACCTATTTGTATTTTCTTTTAAGATAATGTAAAGGTATAGCACACTCATCGAATGAACCATTGTCTACATTATGTAACATATATAACCCTCTCCAATGTTGATTAGTTTGATGAGATAAATACTCCTCATCATGTAAATAACAACTACCACTAATGATAGCAGTCATTTGTTTACCTGTCGCATCTTGCCCATAAGCAATTGAATGACCTTGCTGATGACCTGCAACACAACTCATATGTTTCTTAGTTAATAAAGCATTGGCTGTAGTAACTGGTCTACCCATGATACCACTAGCAAAGTAGTGAGAATAAGCCACGCCATCAATGCTGACAACATCCAAATAAGGATAAACATTCCAACCAGATTCCTCATATTCTAAATCTCCAAATGATATAAGACCATCTAACTTCCGATCATATTCAATCGCAGTCTTAATTCTTTGTTCATGGTTACCCATAGTGAGTACCATCTTAGGTTTATATTGTTTCTTTTTAGCCTTCAGTAACCTCTTGTTAAGAGCTTTCATCGGTGCTAGTAAAGCTTCCATACCTTTTTTAGCAGCCTTAATGTCTGCCTTGTATGTTCTACCTTCAAATGATTTCTTACCTGTGTCATATGAAGAGAGACTCGGCATGTCTGCAAAGTCTCCTATCATAACAATCACATCAGGTTTCTTATCTACAATGTATTTTCCAATCCATGTTAGATAAGATAAAGAAATCCCAGGCTTAACCTGGGTATCTCCAATTACTAGATGTTTTTTCATTAGTGCATCGTCTCCAATGGTAAGTCAACCTGTTGATCAATACCTTCTTCAATGGCTGTCTTAATTATACCCTCACGCATGAGAGCTTTTATAGCGAAGGATAATAGGAATTCTGATTCTTTATCATCTACTTTGAAATCAAAATCACTACTCCCATCACTATTTTTTCTGAAGTTTTTTATAATCATTTATCCAATCTCTCCTAAAATCTAACCACATGAACCCTTCTTTCTCAGCCCACATAGCATATGTTGTTTTACTTCGCTTCGTTATTTTATTATCAGGGTTCATAAACAAAAAGATTATGGTAATCCTTGGATGCATATCTCTAAACCAAACCATTTTCTGTCTGGTAGCTAGGTCCAACTTACCTTTAGCTTCGATGTATATCCCTTTAGCAACTTTAAAGTCTGGCGTGTACTTACGCTCCTTCTCAGGTTGCTTATATGGGATAGCATCTGGCTCATATTTAACTCTTGGAATATGTTTCTTAAGTATCTTCCAAGCTTTTTCTTCAAGTCCTGACTTAAATGTAGGCATTAAAACGATCTCTCCATACATCTCCCTCATGTCTCATTATCCATAAGACACTAGCGTTCATTATAAACTCTTCATCATTGCCGTACGCATTACGTACTTCATTAAATAGAGCTTGTTCTGTATTACAATTTCCTAGAAGAGCCTGAGCTTTCTTAGGTCCTATACCTTCTATTCCTTTAATGTTATCAGATGTATCACCTTTCAAACATTGTTCAAAGAATAGTTTCATACCACCTAACTCAGTCTGATCTGTGAATGTATCAGGTTTTGTCCAACCCTTACCTTTAATTTCCCATGAGAAATGCTTACCAGGTATCATTAACAGATCTTTATCTAAACTTACAATGATAGTATCATCTGTTTGATTAATACCTAAAGCATCATCTGCCTCCAGTGTATCTGGAGCCAGCTCTGCACCCATCTTTTCTAACGCATATTGTCGTAGAGGCTCTAAATGTATAGGCTTAGGAGCAGTACGATTAGCTTTATACTCAGGATAGATAGTCTTCCTAAAGTTATCTTTACCAGTAAGGAATGCACGATACTCTGTGCATCCTGTCTTGGTTAACAATTCATCTAGTAAACCTTCAGCTCTATGTACAGCTATACCAAAGTCATCATTCTCTGCACTTGCAGCGCAGCGAAAGACTACTAAATCATGGTCAATTAATGCTAACATATTATCCTTCTAAAGCAGGTAAAGTTAAATGAGGTAACTCATCTTCTGTTGGTGAAACTATACCAGTTATTTCTGGTAAGTTTTCTAATACAGGTAACTGTACAGTAGTTAATACTGGATCACCTGTAAGTTCAGGTAATTCAGGTATAACAAACTGATCTGCTACTTCTTTATAATCTGCAGGATATAAAGTATCCTCTGTTTTATTCAATGTTCCTAATATTACAAGAATAAAAAAGAATGTTACTAATGCTACATAAGTATGTTTATTTTCTTTAGTCATTTGATTCTCCTAAAAGGGTATATCACTTGGTTCATTTGTAATATCTGGTGTTTCAAGTGCTTCACCAGCTAACACAAATTTCTCATACAGTTTAGCTAAGCTGATTACATCATTAGCTGATGCTTTACTACCTTCAAGTGCTAATGTTGCTACAGCGTTGCTTAATGATGATTGACGGACTATCATTACTTGTCTTGCAGCACGCTCATCTTTTGTTTCATAGTTACTACCTGAAACTCTAGTTGAGGGTTTAGCTGCATTACCTTGAGTAGCTGATGCATCATCTGGTCTCTTATCAGAGACTGTATCTGCATTACCTACTGCTGTCCATTGCCAATATCCATTTGTATCTTTTTCTGTGCTTACGTGTACTACATCTCCTTTTTCCCAACCCTGTGCTGCCTTAAACACAGATGGATTAGCAAAGGACATAAGCTTCTTACTTTGTGCTTGACCTTGATCATTCTTATACATAATCTCAATAGATTGATATTCTCTACCATTCTTTGCAGTATGTGTATTTAAGTTTGATACGTCAACGACATTTACTTGCATAATTTCTCCTTATTTAACATCTTCTAGGTTACCCCAAGAGGTACCTGTTTGTATATCAACTCGCATAGGCAAGTTGAACTCTTTACCAAATAACATTTTAAAGTTCTTTGGTATATCAGTGAAACAGTTGTTAACTATTTCTACTATACTAGTAGTATAACATACCTTTGGATCATAGTCAAGCATTATACTATCATGTACAGTATTAATTAAGTCAACACCTTTAACACCAGCTAACCTATTACGTAATGACACTCTTGCGATTGCCATTAGGTCAGCACCTAATCCCTGTACTGGATAGTTTAGTATCCTAGTACGTGGATATTTTAAATTACCTTGAGAATTTATCTCAGGTAAGTAATCGTAAGCTCTACCTGTTGGCATGGTAAGCTTATTATCTTTCTTAGCACGAAGGAATATCTCATCATGCCAAGCTTTAAGACCAGTATACTTATTATAGAACTCATTAATAATTTTCTGCCAATATTCTTCATTACCAATCTCTTTAAAGTTTGGATCATTAGCATAAGAATAAGCACCACCACCATAGATTAATCTAAAGACAAAGGTCTTTGCTATTAATCTAGATGGTAAGCCAAATCTTTTTTGGTTATCCTTATGCTGATCTATCTGTCCTAGTATTTCTTTTATAGCTACCTTATCTTGTGATAGATAGGCAGCACATACCCATTCCAATTGTTTTGCATCTGCATTCAATAACATATTATAATCCTGTGTTAGCTTCTACACTTCGTTTAACATACTGATGTAGAATAACATTTCTTAATTCTTCTTGAGCTTCCTTACTCATAGCACTTAATACTGATGCTGGTCCATCTGATAGTATTAAAGAACTAAACTCTTGTATAACATGATGTCTATGAGCTTCTTCTTGAGCTTGTTGATGTGTCTTAGCATCAAAGGCTTCTTCTTCTTCTTCAGTCCATTCTATTTCCATATCTTTTGGGTCCATTATACTTCTCCATATCTAGTTGTAAAGAGTGTCTTAATCTCTCCATCAAAGTTCTGTAAGTTAGGTTTACTACTACTTAACCTACCTGTTTTAGCCACACATTGATTGAGTTGACCATGGATGGTATCCTTCTTCCATTTCATCTCATCAATTAGTTTAACTATACCATGATAGTACGTAGACTTACGTTTCTCAAGGGTAGTTCTAGTTAATAATATATCTAATATCTTTTGTCCTTCTTTGTTTGGTTTAAGTTTCTTAAGAGTATCTTCATTAGTACTAAAGAAACCTTCTTTTTTTAGCTCACTACCAGCTAATGGTTTGACTCGTCTTTTGAATTCTTTTTGTCTTTCGTCCCACTTATACTTAACCTCGCCTTCACGTAAGCCAGTCTTGTAATGTCCAACGGGGCTTTGAAAACGCTCCCTAATGTACCCACCGTAAAGAAAAGCAGATAGGTGATCGTTAGAATTGGGATTAAAATCATCGTAAGTATGATAGTCATACAATCTTTTGTTAAGCTTGGATATTTGTTCTTCAAGTTCATCTCCTAGTACAGTTGATTTATCATAGTCATATTTAAGACCATTATATTCCATCTCTTGTAAGACCAATAAGTCTTGGTTATGTAAAGAGACAAGACGTTTAAGTTCAGGTCGCTTAGTTAGCTCTTCCATTTGTTTACCCATCACTTGTTCTGTTAGTTCAACATCACGTTTAAGATAATCAGATAGAATTTCTTTAGGTACTTTGTCAGTATCAATACCATTATTCCAATAGTTTTCCTTGACCTCATCTAGCTTAGTACCCAGATCATAGTACTCAGCTGTGGCATTCAACGAAGGGTATGCCGCAGACTGATTACGCAGAATAAATTCTACTAGTTGGCAATCCCATATCCTTTTCTTACTAAAGTTAATACCATATCTTTTAAGCCAATGCAAATCAAATTTAATATTAAACCCTACAAGCACATCTGCTGCATCCACGGCTAAT